AAGTAGCTAACTGAATACAAGCCTCTTCTAAATCGTTGGGGATCGTGGTATATCCGGCGGTATAAGAGAACCGATAATTCCTTACTCCCCTTTCAAAACCATAAGCATAAAAAAACTGACCTGGCCCTTGCCCAGTATCGATATATTTTACATAATCACTTTGCAAATCATCCCAGTCAGCAGTTCCTGGCGTGCCATTGTTTTCTTGATAAGCGGTTACGGCTGTAATCGGGAAATGCCGAGCATTGATAAGTTTAGTTCCCGTTCCGTTGTATTCCTCTTGTGTGTGAACGGTTGAAGCAAAACGCCGGCCATTGCAATAACTCTCAATAATATCAGTTACCCGATTGATGATATTAGTTAGCAATTCATCATCGTCGCTAGTCGTAATCCCCAAAACTTCTTTTATGTTTACCAAACTTGTCAAGGCATAAGAAACTAACGCCATTTAGTCCTCCTGGGTCTCATCATTTTGTCTGAATATCCCCTTAAAGCACGGGGAGTTAGCATATTAAATAATTTGGCATAACCGCCATCAATTAAAGAATGGGCCTCGTTTTCGTTGACCACATAATCCTTGCCTACTTCGTAGTCCTTGTAGCTTTTGATACAGATAATTTTTTGCATTATGACCTCCTGAAGCCAGCCGCCAGAGATGATGGCTTATACCACCTCCTCCGTTCTCAACGGTTCGCCTATTTTAGTTAGGCTACTTATTAGCGGCTGTATATCAGAAAGTTATATTAGTTAGCGCCACTTAGATAGACCATTCCATCTAAATCAGCTAATTCTGCGTCAACTCTTCGCTCAACTCGAATAGCAAACATATTTCTTTCAAATAAGTTGCCAATACCTTCAAGTGTAGCGTCGGTTGATTTGGCGACATTGATTCCGCCACGATAGCCAATCCAGTAACTCTTCAAATCTCCAAACCAGATATGACCATTGGGCAGAGCGTCGCATCTTAGAATCGGATAACCGAGCAGGGTGCCAGGAGTTTTACCAACCGGATCAGCAATAAAAAGGTATCTGTTTTGAGAATCTTTTAATTGCATTGCTACTCTCCAAGCCTGCGAATTCATCAACCAAACTGCATTAGCTAAATATTTTTGGTTTAATCTTGAAGTTACATCAATTAGTGAATCCGGGGTCAAAATATTAGCTGGAGTCGCTACGATTCTGTGAACGGTCGCTGCGTATGAGTCGATACCAGATGGCTGGGTTGTTCCAGCGCCAACCGCAAACACTCTTTCAAGCTCTTCTTGCATAGAGGTTGCGATTAAACCAGTAACATACTGAGAAATAGGAGCGACAACTTCCGCATCTTCTTCCAGTTTGTTAGTAATAGCCACGATACAAGTTACCGAGTAAGGTGTTAAATCGATTTGGTTGAAGGTTGCAGTTGAAGTGTCCTTGATCGCTTTCTCAGCCGTCCAAGACATTTTCGGTCTACCGACTAATTGGTCAATATCCAGATGCGCCGGGCAGTTATTGATTATGTTTGCTTTGTTAGCAATGACCGGAGCGTCTTTTTGTTCCTCAACGATTCTCTGATAGAGGATGGTTGGAACAAGATACCCGCCAAGTGCCGATGTGCCAGCTTCCATCACTTTTAATTTGGCCATTTCGGGTACCGTAATATTGTGGATTGCTTGAAGTTTAGGTTTGTCGTCGTCTCGAAGGGCTTTTAGAAAGGAGACAATCTTGTGATCGTCGTCCATCGCCTTGTATTCAGCTTCGAAACCCGAGTTTTTTTCCATTTTCTTTTCTTCGATTATCTTGGCTTTTTTCTCTTGTTTGGCTTCCATAATAGACAAAAGTTTGTTAGCGACATTTTCTAAAGACTTCTCGTCTTCTGTCGCTTCCTCTTCTTCTTCTTTGGCTTCGCCTTCAAGCTCTTTTAGCTCTTCCTTTTCGTCTTCGGTCGCTTCTTCAGCTTTGACTTTTGCTCTTAATTCTTTGATTCTTCCCATTTTATTTTCCTTTATAGGTTTTATTCAGTATTTCTACTGACCTATTCAATACTTTAAGCGCTAAGCGGCCAGCATTTTCCGACTCAGGGTCTTTGGAAGTACTAGTCATCTTAGGTTCTCGACCTGTATCCCCTTTCCCTTGAGATGAGGATAGATATGTTCTAATATCAATTGCAATTTTTTCAATATGTGATTCAATCTCTAAAAGCCTTTGCTCTAATCCTTTATCTGAAGGCTTGATACCCTCAGTTAAGCCTTGAACATTGAACTCAATATCTTCGAATCTTTTAGTTATTTCTTTTTTGAAAGCCTCTGTGTTTTTTTCGGCTATTTCTTTTTTGGTTTCGTTTTCTGCTCGCTGTTCTTCAAGCCACGCATTAACCGTTTTAGTAAGTTCAATAATCTTTTCATCAGCGCCCTTATTCTCGACATATTTATCAACAATCTCATCAGCCATTTTAAGTTCAGGTGCTTCTTTGTCAAAATCGGCATAGTGTCTCTTCAGGTGACCATACACGCCAGATCTATCAGCTTCGGGAATTTGAACTCCGCCTCTTGCGCCAAGTAAAGCCGCCATAGCCGCCGCCACGCCCCGCCAGTTGGTCTTATAGCCCGATAGTTCGTGATGGGGCAGTTTATAACTTGATTTAATATCGGGTTTTTCCGAATCATACCAAGCGCACATTTTCTTTAGATCAGCATTATCAGCTTCTTTGGTTTCGGCTCCCGCATCCCAAGAATCAGCACTTGATAAAGGATATTTTGTATATCCTATAACGCTTTTATTTTCGCTTTCATAGGCTTTACAAGGTTTCTTGCAGATATTGATCGCCGCCGCTACCGCTTGTTCTTGTTCCATTCCCTCATCTTTAAGTTCCGGGATTTTGCGACTAACGCATTTGTCTTGAGTTTCCCCATCTTGTCTGCAAGCTGGGCTTTTTTCTTCAATCTTAATATCGGGCATTACTGCCTTGATAGTTTCTGGCGAATATCCTTTTGAAAGTCCCAAAGAGAGAGCATTTTGGTTGGCCCCCACATTAACATTTGAGATTTCCAAGAGTTCAACTTTGGTATATTTGTTATCATCTTGCTCTATTGGTTTAAATCCCACCGATGATGCTTTTATAACCCCCGCCTCAACTAAATCAGCAATATAGTTTGACATTGGAGTTTTACGATGGTACTTAGGTTGATAGACCAATTTCTTCTTACCATTGATAGTTTTAAAACCTATCTTTTCTGCAATACCAATCGCAGGTTCATAAGGATCATGAGCCCATTGGATAACTGGATTTTTCTTAAAAGCAGACAAGTCCCAACCATCCTGCATTATCACCTCGCCTTGTCTGTCCTCGACCTCATCAGAAGCAATAAATAGCTTTTCATTATCTATTGTTCCTGACACCGCCTTAGTAAATAGTTTGTCTAATAGTTTCATATTCTCCTTAAAGATTTTTTTATAACAAAAAATCCGATTTTACGGGCGTTAATCGCCTCAATCGGATCTTGCGAGATCTTATTTATTCAAATTGTTATTATCCTTGTTGATTATAGCTTAGTAGTAAGAGTAGCAACGAAATACATCGTGGTATTGGCGGGCTAAGAGGTATCCAAGCAACCCCGAAGCCCCTTAATTCTTACATATATAATCAATAAAGATAATAAACTATTATATTTCGGCTGAAAATATGCTATCTAATAATCTTGATTGAAAACTAAAGTAGTTTAGCCAATTACAACGATAACATTTAATTTCTATTTCGCCTATTTCAATATTCTCTTTTGTCAATAATGTGCCGCATTTTTCGCATCTAAGTTCTTGTAGCACTTTATTCTCCTACATTATAGCATAAAATAAAAAAAAGTCAATAGCGTAGCCTCAAATAAAATGTATGTCTGGTTCGATTATCTGCGGATTGTAATAAGCAATAATACAAGCATCGGCCATATCTGGACTCTTGTAGCCTCGCTTTTTATAATCTTTTTTTGATTCAATGCATCTTCTGCCTTTTATATCTTGTTTCCATTGCCTTGTCGAAAGTTCCATCAATAAACCTTGATCCATCGGCAGTTGAATGTTTTTAATAATACTGGCTAGATAAAACCAAGCCTCTGAAATTAAGTTAGGATATTTGTCTTTATCTTGTGGCTCGCCGCCAAAGTTTATAGCCACCACATTATAGCCTCGCTTAATCATCTCATCGGAAACTCCACCGCCGACTCCAGTATCATCAACCTTTAGTTTTACTTCCTTATTATCAACAAAACTCTCCAGCAAGTCGCAAGTCTCTGGAATTCTTTTATGCCGCAGTGCCTGATAATTTAAGGTTTTCAATCCTTTTCTTTTCCAAAATATAGTTTTATCTTCTCCCATCCTTGCCACATCAACCCCAACCTCAATTTGCCCTTCGTCTTCAATCTCCCTTTGCATTGCTTTTAGTATTTCATCTCTGGGGATAGCCGAAAATTCGCCTTGCGATAACGGCTCTCCCAACCAAACATGAGCAAATTTATCAGGGAATTTTTTATCTTCTTCGATTTCTTGCTTAATGGTTTCTGACAACAACCCGACTTTTTCCAGTGCATCATAATTTATCTGCTTAATATAGGTTTTCTCGGTTTTATTCATTACGAATCTAACATAAATCGGATCTAAATCTGTAAAGCGGTTGAAGGTAATTATTATCTGGCTTCCTGGTTTTCTAATGGTCGGCACCAAAACATCCAAACTGTGGTTGGTAATTGCCTGCCCTTCTTCTACCCAGCAGATGTCAATTCCTTCGGTTGATTTTATCTCGTTGATGTTTTGTCTTAAACCCTTAAAAAAGAATTCCGTTCCGCTTACTAAATTGACAATGCTATCGTTCGTTACCTGATAATCATTGAATTCATACTTTTCAATTAAATCTTTTAAAAGCTTATGAACTGAATCTTTAATTGTCTTTTGGATTTCTCTGGTGCAAAGTATTCTTAACTTCTGATCCCTGCCCCTTAACAACAATGACAACCCAGCGTGCCAGCTCTTGCCTGAATTCCGACCGCCATAATAGATAAGATACCGCCAGTTTGTATTAAATAATTCCTTAAATTCACTTAGAAGCTGAATCCTTACTTTTTCCATTATCTCCTATAAATTCAACTAATGCAGTCTTTATTTCCATTTTGCCTGAAACATCCATTGATTGCTTGGCCTTACCATCAATCTGTTCCCAAAGCATCCCGCGCATTCTTTTGTTGAACATATAATAATCGCAAATCTCCTTAAATTCTTCTGGGTGCTGTTCCAGATATTGTTTAATATATTGATTAAAAGAAATAGAACCCTTGATACCACCACCAAGTTTTTTATGACCTTTTTTAAATCTTCCCCTTTCGTCTCTTTCGTCTCCTTCCACACTTTCGCCACTCTTTTGTGGATTCATAATTTCTCCTTTTCGATTTTTATTTTAATGTCTAAAATACAATCTCTGGCCGTGATTAAATCTTTAATATTTTCTAACTCATATTCTCCAACTTCAAATGAAACAACATAAGTCCCATCAACTCTTGGCCCACGCAATAAAACTTTATCAGATTTAAAATTTATCATTTTCCCTCAAATGCTCCTTATTTAATTTAAGAATAAGTTTAATTAGTTTTTCCATATCAAAAGCTCCAATATCTTTGGCGAACTTCGCTAAAGCCGGCACATCCTTATCCCAGCAGTGAGACTTCCAACCTCTCTTGTTGGAGGTAGTCCTTTGGTGCATTCCGTCAACTCTTGGGTCGGCAGTCCAGCCTTGATGG